CCACCTGGATGATCTGGCAAAAACTTTGTGAGATCATACACGATATCTTTGATAATTACCCAACAATCTTCTTCGGTATTATGCTTCGCAATTTCAGTGAGAGATAAGTCTCTTGGATTAATGTGATCATTAATTGATTTGATTCTGTTCATTTCTATTATATCTCATCATTTTCTGGCTTAGGGATTTCCTCTTCCACACTTTCCATTTTGGATGTGCCATTAGTTCCTGTTCCTAAACGCTCATCTTTGGGATGTGTCATAATTGGTGGACCCTCGTATATGAAATTTGTCATGATATATTTAGCCCCCTTCTTCAATTTAGTACCACGGTGAATATATGTTAAATTCGCAGGAAATATTACAAGCTTACCAGCTTTGGGTTGTATGTGTCCTCTATTAAGAAATTCGGTAGTTCCACCAACACCTTCTTCAACATCGTTTAGATAGAGTATGTAAGTTAAAATTCTATTTAAGAATCCATCGTGATGCCATGTATAGAATCCATCTTTTTCGGTTTTTTGTATTTGAGGAAGACCAATTGTAGCACAGTTTATTGTTTTATGTATAGAGAGACCTCTATCTAATCCCTCGTTTTCTACATGAGTCTGGTAGACCTCGAGTGCCTTATTTACACATTTACCCACTTCAGTGATAACATCCTGCCAATCTCCACTTATACCGGATATGGAAATTGGCAAATCTATACTTTTTTTAATGTTTTCATCTACCCCACCAATTGTTTCTCCAATGACCGTTCTTTTATCATTTTCAAAGCGGGAAATAGCATCTTCGCAAAATTCTTTGCTAACGGCATTATCAATTTCAAGAATGTAATCCATGTTTAAATGATTAAAGTATTTAAACTTTAAGTTAAGAGTCTATCAAGCCTGATCCTCTCCTTGTTTGGAAACACCGTGAGTTGCATGACTTCACCCCCTAAATAAACTTGCCCGTGGTTTTTTATTCTATCGTCTTTGATGACCTGTTCAACTCTTACAAGATTTACGCGCACCATCTTTGCACTTGAAGATTTACTATGATGTATAGCGAGGAGTGCAGCATCCCTCTTTGTCTCCTTTGGTACAGTATCTTGTTCATGACATATAACTACATGTGCACCTGGACCACCGTCCACATGGACCCACCATTCCCGGGGGTAGCTTGATAGGGTCAGGTCGTCGTTTTCCCTGGCATTTTCACCAACTTTGATTTGAATACCGTCGTAAGATATATATGTCTTCATACTATAGTTTATTTACAAATTTTTAATCTTGTATATAAATCCATTAATTATATATTTGTCTTTATCCTTTACCATTTGTCCGCAATGTAAATGACAATGGGATACGGGGAAAAATAATAATTTACCCTGAACTGGTTTTATTCTTGTACCATCATAAAAATCCGTGGATCCACCGCAATTTTCTTCTAAGGTGTTTAGATAAAATATAAAAGCCATTACTCTATCATCATTGACATCTGAAGAAGAGTCTGAATGCCAACCATAATAATCACCTTTCTTATAATGATGAATTGAAAACCCACTCTTTATACAACCATTTATTTTATACATAAAAAGGTCTGCTTTGTTACCCAAAAAAGATCTTAGATATTTTTCATACTCATCCAAACCTTTATTTAAATACATGATAAGTTTTTGACTTATCTCATACCATTCGTCGTAATTTTGTTCACTTTGAATATCCATGTCTGTAGTCTGTTTAACAATGCTATTAACTCCAGTACCAACTCGACCCTTATGCTTTTTTCCTTGAGGGGATTTTTCATATTTAGAAATAATTTCGTCACATAATTCATTTGGAACTAAATTTTCTATTTCGTGTACAAATTCCATCTGAATAAAATACAATTATAATCTTTAATAACGCTACTTTCTAAATATATTCGTAACCAGTATGTACTTTGCATCAGCTTTAATTAAACGACCTGTGTGTATAAATGGCCATGTAGTTGGGAATATAGTCATTTTACCAGCTTCAGGTCTAATTGACCTCCCATTTACAAATTCGGTAGTACCACCTTCATCGGTTTGAAGTGTATTTAAATACACAAAAGATGTAAACACCCGCTTTTCACCAGGAAAAGCGTCCTGGTGCCATCTATAATGTTTACCTTTTTCGATCTTTTGAATACAGGGGGCTCCGAATTGAAGTGGAAAAATTGAATGATCAAGTACAAAGTCCATATCACCATCTTCATCTATGCCAGCATCTTTAAGAATACTTTTTACGTGTTCAACGTATGTATTAATCGCATTTTTAAGATAGTATTGAATCTTAGTCTTTGCGATTTCCCAACCAGGGGACGTTAATACATTCAACTCTGTGCTACTCTTCCATTCTTCGTTAATATACCCTTCACCTCTAGCATTTTCCAGTGCACCTTTCACTTGATTCTGGGTATCATTTTCAAATTTGTTTATAATGTTTTCACATAACTCAGATGAAAATACGTTTGGAATTTCCAAAATAAACTTATCCATTTTGTAAATTACAATTTAATTCTTTAACTATTATAAGATGTTTAGGAATCCAGCCGACAACGATGCGGTCCGAATCAATAACTCAGACTCAAATTACAATGAGGCTAACTACAACGGAGCGCGTGGATTACGAATCAATAACTCAAACACAAACGAAAATAACGTTGGTCAGATCAGGTCACGAGTCATAGATCCCAACAATCTCAGGCGTATGCGAAGAGTGCGAATGCCCTTTGCTAACGCGGGTCTGGTGGGTCGGCGCCTCAACTTTGGGAACAATAGACTAAATGCATCCAACTATATGAAAAATGAAAAGAGAATGAAAAATAATGCGAATGAAAACACAAAGACCAAGAAGATTACATGGAAAAATGTAAGCGTGCGTAATCTCCCAACCGATCCCATCGAGTATGAAAACTTCAAGTCTGGACAAAAGGCTGTGAAAATCAATAAATTGTATCTTACACCAAATTCATTTCGTAAGTTGGCGCGTATGTCCATGACAAGTGCTATTAACGCTAATGGCAATATGGTATTATTCGCGAATCCTTTCACTCGTGGAAAAGTTAAAAAGGGTGATCTTGAGTTTGTCGTGTTAAAAAAGATTAAAACTAAAAAGTGAGATACAATATATGCACGTCGTCTTCAAGCCCAGCCCATCAGTCACACACAAGTACAGAGTGATGTTACCAAACAAGCGGGCGATTGACTTTGGAGTCAAGGGTGCGCCAGACTACACAGATCACGGAAATTCCCGTCTCATGCGAGCACATCTCATTCGGAGAGGTGCAGTGATGTCTAAAAAACTCCGTATTGAAACAGACCCACAAGAAATTCAACGGGGAATGCTCTTGGTTGATGAAAGTGATCAAGAAGACTGGGACGACTATTTCCGTGCAGATTACTGGGAGCGATGGTTGTTATGGTCGTACCCCAATGTAGAACACGCAAAGCTTTTCATGACTATGCGAAAGGGGATCCTATTTATGCCTACGTCGGAATCTATGTGGTTTTGTGATAACAATAAAAAGTTCTAAATAATTTCTATATCAGATACTCGAATACAAGATTTTCGTTGTGTATTTGAACTTAATGACATCATTGTGAAATTACCCTCGGAGTGGTCTTTGACAATTTTGTTCATCGCGTCAATATGTATATCACATTTGTTTAGGTAAACATTTGAAATTGAGTTGCCACCATGAAATCTATGTTCATTGGGTATCACTTTCCATATCAAAGAACACGTTTTTATTAAAGTCATCTTTGGGTAAAATTCATCGTCACAAAAATCTACTTCAGTTTCAATTTGATCGTAACTGACCTTTATCAGATCTCCTTCCTTAAATTCCGGTAATTTCTTCTTCCCACCAATGGCTTCCGCGAACTCTTTGTACTCTCCATCTTGGATTTCATACTTCTCTTGTATCTTATCCAACAGGGACAGTAGGTGATGGCGATCCATGTTTGTACTTGATTTATTAAAATTTGGAACTAACTTAGGATCTAAATTTCTATTTTTAACTTTTTCCCACAAGCCAATGTGATTTCTATCAAACACGCCAGTTTGAATAATCTCTCGGACCAGGATTGCCCAGATAGTGCCATTAGTATCTCCCGCATTACATCATTTGCACTGCTGTCTCTGATGTATAAACCGAGACATTCCCCATCACTATATTTATAATCTTCTGCACACATCAAACCACAGAAGTCTTTTTGTTTTCTGAATGAGGAACCTTCAGGTGGATTGTCAGTGATTGAAGAGAACGCAGATAACAAGTCTGGTGTTGGAACACCCCTAAAAATGTTGCGTCGCAGTTCTTGGAAGCTTACAGGAGAAAATTTCAAGTAATCTCGCCCATGATCATGAATAACAAGGCGATCGACACTTGCATTGGTGTAATCGATCTTTTTGAGATCGGACGTCTCGAGGCTGAGGCTGGCGAGCATGGCGGTAGGGTCGTTTGCTTTCTTACTCTTTATAGTAAGAGTGGTGTGACTTAGGCGCCAGTAGAACCAAATCCACCTGTACCCCTCTCCGTCTCTTCAAGGACACCAATTTCCTCCACATCGGGTGTCTCACACCTCTCAAGAACAAGTTGTGCGATGCGCTCACCCCTCTTTACCTCAAAGTCTTTGTTTCCGTGATTGAAGAGAACGACTTTGACTTCACCCGTGTAGTCGGGATCAACAACACCCGCGCCAACTTGGATACCATGTTTCACAGCGAGACCAGATCGTGGCGCAACACGCCCATAGACACCTGGTGGCAATACAATGGCTACACCCGTCCCGATAAGAGCGCGGTGTGTAGGTGGAATAACAACTTCATCAGTGCTGTAAAGATCGTATCCAACAGCACCCCCAGAACCACGAGTTGGAATAATAGCATCGTAGGTAAGCTTCTTAATACGAAGGCTCATTTATACTTTAGATGGGTTTGTAATCTTTATAAAGGTTTGACACAATTGAGAAATAATGAGTAATGTTTGGAAAGTCCACAACTTTATCGTCAAAGCAAATGCCCCCAAAACAGACTATGAAAAACTTAAAACCAAAATTAACCGAACAACTTTGGGATATGGTGCGGCGCTTTCATCTATCTACTTCATTACACATGGTGCAGAGGAGGGCGTATCCGCTACATTAGGGGTGGCTTCGTCACTTGCATACATTGGACTACTGACACAAAGGGTAGATAACATTGAAAAATCTTCACCATTTCAGAAACAGTTGTTGGCCCCAGTGGGTACCGCCATTTTTGAAACTATGTGGAATAATGCTCCATTTGCATTTGATTTTGACTATGGTGCGACACTCATGGGATTTCTCGCCTACAAAGTTGCCCTCCTCACGGTTGTATATGAAGAGGTTCGAAAAATGCTTGTATCATCTGACGACATTACATTTGAGAGCAAAGAAGAGGATCCAAGCGAGGACAATATCAAGGGTATAGTGATCCCGAGTGAGGACGGATACGACCGATGAAATCGCGGGCCAGAGGGGCCAAAGTGGGGCACCTACAAAATTTGAGGTAACTACATTGAGGGTTGTATGACCTGAAAAGGTATAATCATTACAAAATGCAAATCTCGGTTTAAGCTTGCAAGGCTTTTGCTTTGTGTAAGGCATCACAGTCACTGCGTTACACACCGCTCTTGCAAAGTACATGAGAGTCATGAGTAGAAGATAATCGTTTTTCTTTTTGTGTGACCATAAGGGCCACGCGTAAAGGAGGTAGAGGATGGGTACGGTAAGGAGGTAATCTGGGAGATGTTCATATTGCTCCCAATTTGGGAGAAGATGAAACCCTAAATCATAGATTGGACCACCTGTACCATTCCCTTTTTGTGCGGAAATGTAGTACCCCACTAATATATTCACAACCAGTGAAAGTAGGAATACTACCCAAATCATCTAATGTAATATGTGCTCAGATTTTATTAAGCTTCCGAATTGTACCAGTCGCGATATATTCGTCAATCTTATTCGCAACACCTTTACCAACACCAGCAACCTTGTGAGGACCTTGGGAAATCTCTGTACCATTCGTCACTTCAAAGTGAAGTTTGCGGATAGCCTTAGCAGCCTTTTTGTAAGCTTCACTTTTGTGAGTGTTTTCCTCTACATCTGCGAGTAACGCCAATTGATCTGCAATATTCTCATTTGTAGTGAATGTCTTGACCACCTTAATTTCCCCAGTTTCAAGGAATTCATTTACTTTTCTTACGATACTCTTACCAATCCCATATAGATGAGAAAGTTGCTCACCATGGGTTACTTTGAAATCAAGATGATATATGATGTTAGCCGCTTTCTCATAGACAGCTTTCTTAAATTCATTTTCTTCCTCTTGGGCGAGGTCATCAAAAGCTTCTGTGAGGGGCAAATTGTAGCAGACAAAATAGTTATCATCTGAGTCCGACTCGGAGTCGGACGCGGTAGATTCCTCATCACTCACTTCAGCATATTGGAGCATAGTTTCGTACTCAAGAAGGGCTTTTTCTTCTTCACATTGTTGAAGGCGCTTCTTGAGATCGGCGTTTTCCTTTTCAAGGTTGGCAATGTAG